ATATTCTTGTTTAATATTATTATCTAGTTTTCTAAACTCTCCGCTCATCATATAACTTCTATGCCATGCTAGATGTTGTGGAGTAACCTCATCTCTTGGTTTCGCTTCCTCGCCGTTTATTATAATCTGTGTATCCATAAACGCTTCCCTATCAAAGTTCTCAAGGTCTAGTCCTTCTATCATTGATGATGGGTCAACATTCCATTTAAACAATCGTTCAAGTCTCTTTTGTGCGTTATCCAGTCCGGCATCTTCATAAAATGTAAGTGGGTCTATTATACCTAGTTCTGCCATCTTAACTGCCATAGCTTTCATACCTTGCTTATCAAGTGGCATTGTTGAACCGGATTTTACTTTAATATCTATTCCATCTTCAATTTTATCATTTTTCATCATTACAGAGTCAAACTTGCCATCATCTCCTATGACTCTGAACCAATGCTCATCTGTATAATATACCTTCATCATGTGAACTAGGAGTTTATAATACTGATTTGCTGTATTTTCTATAGCTCTTACTATCTCATCCTGACGACCCATATCTTGACTGACTTGCATCTGATCTTGACCAAGCGTTACATTATCTGACTGTTCCCCACGAGTGATACTATGAGTTGAAAAGATATTATCTATTTCGTTACGCGCATCGTATTTATCCTCTAAAACATAGTTTGGAAGTGCTTGAACAGGAAGGCGATTTACAGCACTTCTGACATCTTCTGTCTTAACCATAATCTTTTCGTCTCTAGCTCCGGTCAATTCTTCAGCATCAGCAACTTTCATCGCTTTTGTTGATATAATCCAACCGCCACCGACATCATCAGCGTTCTCTACTATCTGTCTGCCCCTCTTATTCAAAACATCCTGCATTGGTGCGGCTTGTTCTATCAGAGTTGTCTCATCTATAAAATATCTGCCGGTATTTAAGAAGTTCATCGGAATATATGGTTTTGGAGGAAAAGGTAGAAAATTAGCTTCTTTACCTTTTTTCTTTTTGTAATTCCAGTTAGGATTATCACATTTTCCTAAGACTACCTTCCTAAAGTGCCAAGCAAGTCCTTCCTTACATTCACCATCTTCATAATAGGAAAACCAAGTCTCATTATATGTAACCAACTTATTCATTTGAGTTCTAACACCGCGCGTTATACCAAGTTCTTTGAGTAGTGCTTCTTCTGCTTCAGGAAATTTAATTATAAGTTCTTCGACTGTATTCTCTAACTTCTGAGAGAAATACTTTGGATTAGTTCCCGGTCTTGCGTTATGGTCAACTATTATGTTCTCAGGTAATACTGCTTCGGGTATAAGGTCATTCTTCTCCTCATCCCATTTAAGTTTTATCCATCCTATTCTTGAAGTAAGCATCTCTCTGGTGGCAAACTTTAACACTTGAGAGAAGTTATGTTTTTCAGAGTGCGCTTCACAAGCCGTGCCTACATCTTCAGCTAGTTGTTTAGATGTTATTGTGTCTCTTGCCGGAAAAACCTCTGGCTGTGGAGTTCTTGAGTTCACTGTAGAGACTATAGTTTCAACCGAGACAAATATCCTATTATCTACATAAGGAACATTATGGTCATAAAGCATAGACTTATCAATCTGGTCTCCTAGCCAATACTTTCTATTTCTCTCTCTTACTTCACTGAGCTTATATCTATCTTCCCAAACTTGCTCTGACCTCTCAATGGGTTTTCTGAGCATTTGGATAATATCTTCGTCTTTCAGTTTGAGATTAAAAACTTGCGCTTCTTCTGTGACATCCTCTGTTTTAGGTGAATCGTCTGTAATTGTAGTCATAGTTTTCTCCAAAAATAAAAAGCCCGCTAATGGGCTTGTTGCCTCTTATAGAAACCCTTGTATCAGAGGAGATAGGTAATTGATCGGATTGCCTACATGGACTAACGCTCCTCCTAACAACGGTGAAACCATTATATCATACTTAAAACTTCAAATCAAGGGAAGATATAAAATGGTGTCTTACATACCTTGCACCATATCTCAATCATATCTTCATTATCAACTCTTGCCCCTGTATCTACAATAGACATTATTTCAGCAGTGATTGATAATAAGGTTTTCCCGCAATTCATACAATGGATGGTTCTAGCATATCTATATTGCTCATCAAAGAAAGCCGGGTCTTTATCCTTCCTGACCAGATAGATACTGATTGGTTTTGGTCTATTTTGAAATCTCACTTGTTTTATCCTTTATTAGCTCCATTTGCATATCTTTTACTGCCCCCATCCTTGCCTCTGCTATTTTGATGTAATCTTCTTCTCGTTCTATACCGATGAAATGTCTGCCGAGTTTTTTATAAGCAACACCCGAAGCATCCCATTTCTTACCCATAAATCCAAGTTCGTAGGGAGGGCCAGTGACTATCGCATCTACGGAGTTATCCTCTCATTCTTTTAGTTTTTCTATTGAATCGCCTAATATTGTTTTCATATTACATTGTCCTCCAATCTTTAGACTTCTTTCCTGTTTTACGCGCTATCCTTTGAATATCTATTTGAGGGATAGTATCTCGTTCCATGATAACCGCTCTTTTCTGTGGTGGAGTTCTAACAATACTTCTAGCAATCGCCCCATCTGCTTCCTTGACCTTCTCTAAAGCTATTCTCCAATATATTGTTGCATGAGCATAATGATCTGGTCTATTCTCTTTTGTTAGCCAAACACCCCTCTTTATTCCTTGAGAGTTGACTTCAGTGCCACGATACATATTAAGCCAGTGTTCTATGTATTCATCCATCGCTTGAGGAGTCAAGGTATAAGTTATCTCTTTATTGTTTATCTCTGAAGCCACTCTATCTATAATCTTTGTTCTATCAGAGCGCACAGCCCCTTCTCTTTGTTTCAATCCCCATTGAATTGCGCCTATCTCTTTTCTGTCTTGAACATAGGAGTTACAAAATACCAAGCCCGGATATTTCTCGGTTAATGCTCGTGGTGTATTAGGGTAAGGATTAAGGTCAATGACAGTGTGAGCATTATATGCTTTGATTAACCTCTCTATTTCCTCCCAAGAATCAGTCTTGCCATATCTAAATATTCCTTCAGGCGTTCCTATCACATAATGCTTTATAACACCATTGTCAACGCCCATACAGACTTTTTTAAGTTCTACCCTGCCCGGACTACACGCACTCACTATACTTTCTCTGGTGACAAGTATTTCAGCTTCAGTATATGCTAAACCTAAGACGAAGTTATAAAAGAACTCCGGGTCATCCTTTGACTTCTCAACGATATAAGAAGCTGGAACATAAGGACACATCAACTGACTTATCCAGTATCCCCTTCTATGAGTTCTCTTTGGAAACTTAGCGACCCATCTTCCATTCTGTCTTGTAGCATCTGATATTTCTTTCTTACACTTCATACAAATATAAATCTTTTTTTGAATATCTACATTGTTCTCAAATGTTAGATACTGGTCATGACCACAATGTTCGCAAGTTATGAACCAGTGCATCTGATCTGAGTCCTCAAAGAGTTCATCTACTCCGAAACCTTTTACGCTAGGATTTGAAAAGCGCCAAGTCCAAGCATAGTTACTATACTGAAGTCTTGACTGATAGATTGACAGAATATGCTGATCGCTCCTGTCATACTCATCGTTTATCAAAACATCGGCTGTAATAGAGATAGCTTCCCTCTCAACGAAAGCCCCTCGATAGTATACCCAGCGCTCCCCGAATTGTTTAAGAGATACATTATCATGCTTTAATAGTTCTCTGGCTGCTTTGTTTTTTTGAACCAAAGGGTTCACTTTAGGTATCACGAAGTCTTTGATGACATTCTGAGTCGGGAGAGTATGAATAACATTCAGTCCTTTATATCCTGCAATATGAATACCTTTTAAAATTGCGAGAACGCTCCAACCAATTTGAGCCGACTTCTTAACAACGATGTCCGGGTGTTCATCCAAGTAAGGGTCAATTAAGAAACGATGCTTTTCAAACTCAATGGGCTGATCGTTTTCATTGATGAAATTATTATTTAAAATCCAGTAGAGAGAGGTAGAGCGCTCTAGTTCTTCTTTGTCCATGTCGCTCCTTTAGTAAAGTGCCTGAAATAGTATTTAGAACAAAATTCTTTTGGGCTTGAAATCTTGAGAGTGAATCTGTGGTGCATCAGGCACTTTAGCAAACAGCGAATAAATACAATGCTGAAACTAGAGCAATTATTAAAATGTCAAAGAATAATGATATTATAAAGAATAATCTTGGGTTTTTAAATGCTAATGTCTTTTCAACTGGTTTTGCCATATTTCCCTCCTTTTTTAGTTTTGTTCTTAAAAAATCCTTGCGAGGATGAGTTCTAAGCGATTTTTATTGTCTCACCCTACTCCTGATACCTTTTAATATCATTTCTTTTTGCATCCCTTGTTGATACACTTCCCAGCCACTAAAACGAAACCGCATTTGTTACAGATATTGCCGGACTGGATATTACTTGATTCTTTGAACTTCTTTTTGTTTACTTTCTTAATCTCGCGAGGTTTTTCTATATCGCGAGGTTTATCTAATGTCGCGATGTCGCGAGGTTTAGAAAACCTTATGTGTGCTTCTACATGCTTAGTGTGATTCTTATTATCTTCCTCTAAACTCATTTCACTTTGAACAAGCCTACGAACATATCCTTTGCCTTGTCGTGAGATAAACTCTAGTTCCTCTTGATTAAAATAAATGCCTAAATTCATTTTGCCCTCGTCTTATCTTTAAGAAAATCCCCGAACTTCTTTGAAAACTCCTCTGTCATTTCTGAACCTATATTGAATTGATTTAAGGTAACACTCTGAGGGATTAAATCTCCCTTTGGTTCTGATGTTCTTTTCTTCAAAGCATT